CTGGTAATGTTACAGTTTGAGCTGCAGCACCAGTATAATTATTTATACTGATTACATTTTTAACATAAGTTAAAGTTGTTGCAGTATTTCTTGTAGTAGCAGTTAAACCAAATAAAGGTGGTTTAGTTGTACCAAGTACTTGACCAGTTGTAGAAATTAAAAACTGATTAGTATATTCCCCAGTTGTTTCATTTTGAGTTGCCTCAATAAATCCACCTAATGATCGGACTGGACCCGAAAAAGTTGTTAGTGCCATAGTTATATTCTCCTAGTTTTTCCAATCTAGTCTCTAGGCCGTCGACTATACGCGTCTAGATCAGAAGTTAATGTATAGTGATTTATTTCTACCAAATAAAAAGGGCCAGGTCAATAGACCCAGCCCTTTTATTAAACACTTAATGTAAGTGATTACGCAGCTCCCGGTGAACCGAAGATTCCTCTAGGATCAGAGAATCCAAATGAATATCTCTCTCTAGCTTTAAATCTCATGTTGCCAGTGTCGAAGTCGCCTTCCATTGCTGTTTTTAATGAAGCTCTAACGAAATGCTTTAAGCCATTTGGCGCATCAGTTAAAATAAAGAATGCATCTGTGTCAGTTAAGAAATGATTAATTACATAACCTTCAGGTAACATTCCCATATTTTTGATAGCGTTAATGTCATTATCAGCAGTTCCTACTCTGCCTGCAGACTTCATAAGTCTTTCAGCGGTAAATTGTAATTCTTTAGGAATTACTAATTTTCTACCTTGAGTAGCGATCTTTAAGCCTCTTTCGTCAACGAAAGCAGCAATGTCAATCAAAGATTGTTCTAATGATGTTTCGTTAAGGTCAGCAGCTGTAGACAATTCATTTTTGAATGTTCCACCTGATACTAATGGATGGTCTGTAGCGCAAAGCTCTTTTCCGTCTCCACCAAGTTGAGAAGTGCTGAATGCATTGTTTAATACAGCAGCAGCTTTAACTTGTTTAGTATTAGCCATAGATCTTGCTAATGCTTTTGTATATCTTGCAGCGAGTCTGTCATACAAGTTATCTTCAATTGCTTCTTCAGTGATAGCAAATGCTAAAGCAATAGTTTCATGATTGTACCTTGCTGTAAAAGCTTCTTGCGCAGTATCAAAATTAATTGCTGCACCTTCTGATTTTACTGGGGCACTACCAAAACCTGATAGCATTACTTCTTCTTCGAAAGCTCTGTCAGATGATTCTTGTGTAAAGATCTCCGCATGCTCGTTTTCGTACCTTTGGTACTCAAGTCCAAACAAAGCGTTCAAACCTGGTTCTAGTTCTTTAACTAGTTGTGCTCGTGATATAGCCATAGTTTATATTCTCCGTTTAGTCGTTACCAACCGTACCGCTACGATACGCATGGTTGTTAATAATAACCAATACATCTACGCCTGATGGTGCAGCTGTATTAGAGTTGTCAGGGTTTTGCGAAATGTCGATTGCTTTCAACTGAAAAGTTGAAGAGCTGTCGCCTGTCGCAACATCAAGACTAAATCTTGAGTTTCCTGAGGTAGTGCTTCCTGCAGTTGGATTAATTTTGTAGTTAGCATAAAGATCTGCCACAACAAAAGTTGCATCTGCATTAATAGAGTACACTACATTTGGATCATCAATAACTGCTGCGATAATATCGTTAGCAGATACTGTTCCTGGATAGTAATTCTTATACGTCGGCTTTTGTGTAGTCGGGTCCGTATAATTTACACCGTTAAACACACCCACAACTGGAACGTCATTAGAAGAAGCTACAGCATTAATAGTTCCGTTAGTGGCATTTAGTTTTACTAAATCACCTTGGAATATTGCTTTGCCGTAATTTTTTAAAATACGATACCTGTTTTGTGAATTGTTAAATGGCGTACCACCCAATAGTCTTACTGGTTGTAGACCAGTATTTCCTGTTTGGTTTGACATATTTATTTTTCCTTTTTAGGGTTAACAATTTAGTAAAAAGAATTATTTCTTTTTACCTCCAAAACTAACCTGTGATGATCTATCAATACTCATAGGCATCTCAGGTCGCTGTTCCTTCAGAAGGTCGTTGTCAACCGCATTCATTTGATCTTTAGTTTTTCGTCTAAAGTGTTCATTACGCGACTCAACTATTTCTTCCGGTATCCTTGCCAGCGCAAGGCCACCTACTCCAATGATTCCAGCGTGATTTCCTTCTGCGATTACAGGGTAACCATGTCCGTCTTCTAATTCATCAGAACGAACAAATTCGTAACCCTCTCTCACTCTTTTAGAAACGTTACCTGTGTCTTGGTAACCTTGTGTCTCTAATCGGATCCATCTATGTTTGAATCCTGTTGGCGCTGGAGGCGCATCTAAGCTCGATGGTTGTTTCCAAACTTTTTTCCTTTCGGATTTAATTCTAGTTTGGTTTAGGCGCGAGGTTTTATCTATTTTAGTCATTTTATTGCTCCTTCACGTATTTAGCATATTCACTAATAGGTACACCCAATCTCTTAGCCACATTGACTTGAGCTGAAGTTAACCTAACAGTTTTGCGTCCAGATTTTGCTGTTCTTGTTGCGGATGCCACAGACTGAACGGGCTTGCGGTTACCGATGTTAGTATTTTGTTCGTCCTTACTAACACTTTTATCCTCACTTGTAAACTCTTGTGGGAATTTCTTTTTCATATAAGAATCTATAGCTTCATAATACTCATCAGATTTAGCGTCATATCCTTCATTTTCTATGAGTTTTTTATGTAAAGCCAAGGCTGTATATGTCATAGCCTCATCCTTACCGAACCATGGGTTTTTAGAAGCCCAATCTTCAGCTTTAGGATCTGGCTGAATTACCGGTTGTTGAACAGTTCTTACTTGTTCTACTTCTTGTTTAACCGGAATCTCTTTAGCTTCAGATTCTCTTTCTAATTTAGAAACTCTTACTCTCTCTTCATCTACAGTAAGTCTTGCTAATGCTTCATTTGCATTTGCAATCTCTTCTGCATTTTGAGATTCAATAGCTGCTTTAAGTTTATCTCTTACAGCTAATTTCTGAGATTTAATTCTAGATTCAAACTCAGTAAGATAGTTATTATCCATAGACGTAAATCTTTTACGTATAGATTCGCTTTCTTCTTTTATTTGTTTAGCATAAGTGATAGCTTCGTTTTCTTTTCTTTCAGCTTCGCGAAGTTTCCAAGTTAGTTCACTAATTCTTTTTTGAACTCTTGTTTTGTGTTTTTCAAAGTCTTCTTCTTTTTTATCCTCTTCTTTTGTGGATAACTTTTCTTCTGACTTTTTTTCCTTTTCAGGTTTTGTTTCTTTTACTTCCTCTTTTTGTTCTTCAATTTCAATTTCAGGTTGTTTGTCCTTAACTGCTTGAAGCTTGTCTATTTCTTTTTGAATTTCATTAGAAGCTTCCTTATTTGGAAGATCTATTTCAACTTCAACCGTATCTTTTATTTCATCGTTCATAGTTGCTCCTTGTTAGTATACGTGAATAATATCTTCAGGGTTTTTAATTTTAGCAATGATTTCATCATCATTTAAGATACGAACTTCACCACCTTCAATTTTAAATCTTGAACCAGCATATCTTCCAAAAATTACCCAATCTTTTGCCTTGCACCATGGGCCTTCTGGAAATTTATCTTTATCAGCATAAGCAAGATCACCAACTTTCAATACGTAACCAACAACGGTAGTAAGTTGCGTACGCTCAACTGCTTCATCAGGTAAATATAATCCACCTTTAGATTTTGATGGACCCATATAAGGTAATACTAATATTCTCCATCCAGTAGGCGTAGGCATTCTATCTAGAGCAGACTGCTCTATTTTATTTGGATCTAGAACTTTTTCTTTTTCTAGTTCTTCTTTATCTCTATAAGCATTAAGTAATCCAAATACTTTATTTGGTACTTCATTGCCTTCTTTGTTGTTTGCGACTTGTGTCGTCATTTTGCTCCTGTTTATTTATCAGGTTCGAGAGTTCCTGTTCAAATTGTTCACAAAGTTTTACTTGACCTACCATATATTGATATTTCGGCCAGTTGTCAACACCACCTGTAGATGTGATTTCTACAAGCTGTTCCTTCTTTTCTTTAATCATTTTCTTTACTGTTTGTATTGTAAAAGGGTCAATCATTAGATTATCTCCTCCACTAAACAATAAGTTCCATTAGGGGCTATATTGTATTTTTCCAACAATTCTTCGTAGCTTTTTTCCTCAACTACTTTAGTAGCCAATACTTCTGGGCAAGCCTTCTTTTCAATAATCCCCCAAAGGGTACATTTAAATTTCTTCAATTCTGACATAAAGTGATTTTAAATAAAAGTATTATCTTTTACCTTTCATCATTTTGCCTTTTTTCTTTGAAGACATTCTAGCAGTTATTACATCTGCATATGTTGTTTTTCCATCTTTATTTAAATCTGGAAACCCACCTTTTTTCTTAACTTTACCACCAGCTTTAAATCCTGGTCTTGGTCTTTGTGTGTAATCGTTTCTCATGTTAACTCCTTATCCATTTTCTTGTTGTTTATTCGCAGCTGGTTTGTTTGCTATTGTTCTAGCAACTGATTCCGCACTGCGTCCCACGACGTAACCGCCCAAACCTATCTGGAGAAGACCCCAAACATCGCCAGGCAATTCAAAGGAGATAACAGCTCCTGTGAATATTTTTACAACTGGTCCTAGAATATAATTCCAGACCAAAATAAATATTAATACGTACATTAACAGGGGCCTCCAGCTCGATGCAAAAGCACCCGCTTTGGCCTCTGCCTCAATAATTTTTGCTGCAGCTTGTAGCTCTTGTGTATTAGATTGTAGTAATTGTGTTTGTAGTTGCGCTTTTAATTTTTCTTGTAAATCTTTATCAGGTACAGATTTTTCAATTGTATTAAATAAAATTTTTGCAAGTGGCGCAACTGCTCCTAACATTTGGATCATTAAAACACACCTTTAAAATCTGTTCCTTTAATAGCTATTCCTGCTCCTCTAGCTTTGTTCTTGCTAGACTTTACCATTCCACCAGATGCCATCATTTTAGATTTACCAGCTTCTGATAAAGCAATTGCTATTGCTTGTTTTGGATTTTTAACTTTCTGTTCAGATTTACCAATGTTGAGTTCTCCTGCTTTAAACTCTTTCATTACTTTAGAAATCTTTTTTTGTGACTTATCTTTTTTCATAATGTACCTTTAGTGTAAGTTTATGTTCATTGGTAATGAAAACGTAATACCCTTTGCATTAACAGCATCTTTAAAAACTTCTGCTGCTTGTTCTCTACCTAAAGCAGTAACATAAATCCATCTTGCCATACCTAAATAAGCTGCGCCTATTTCAAATATGTCTTTACCTTCTTCTAGGTAAGTTAACATCTCTTCATGGATGTTTGACATCATTTCTTCTACCGCTTTATCTTTTTTGTCCATTATCATAGAATAAATCTTTTAAAGGTATAGTCAATACCTACTGTTGTTTGTTCTTATTAGAAGTTCTTAATTTAGCAATATCTTCTTGAGATTCTATTCTAGCAGCATCTGCCATCATTTTTTGTTGTAGTTTTTGTTGATCTAATACTATTCTTTGTTGAGCTATTTGCGCGTCAGATAAATTATCTTGTTGTCTTATTTGAAGCTCTTTAGCTTTTAATTCAACTATAGGATCTGGTGCAGCACCTCCAGATATTTCTGTAGATTTAGTTTTTACTTCTTGAGTAAACTGAGCTTCTAATTGTGCAATCATAGAAGCTTTAGCAAGTTCAATAGATTGAGGATCCATACCTTGAGTTTGCATTTGTCTTATTTGAACTTCAGCTTGTTCCTGTGCTTTAATAGAAACATGTTCCATAATATGTTTTTGTAATTTCATAGCTGCCATTGCATTAGCCATAATCATTGGACTAGAGCCAAACACTAAATGGGCTAAGATATGTGCATCGTGATTTTGACCTGGGAATGCATATAAGTTTTGTTGATCTTCTAATGAGTCTGCATTTTCAATTGCTGGATCTTTTGGTTTAGGTTGCTCTTCTTTTTTAAGAATATTATCTATGTTCTGTACTCCCATGGATTCATACATTCTACGATATGCTTCTCTTAAGTTATGTAATGCAGGAGCAGATTGAGCAAGTTGTAATTGAGTTTGTGCCATTGTTACTCTTTGCGATATAGAAAATATATTTGGATCAGATACTGGAATAACATCTACTCTACTATCAAAGTCTGTTTGTTTAATATAACGATCTCCACCTACAACTTCGTAAGGGTAAACGGGTGGAAGATATTCTGAAAATACTTTTGCTAATAATTTAAATTCTGTTTTTAAAGAATAATGTAATCGTTTATGAATTGCAGAGATAACACGAGATCCTTTTTCTAGAAGAGCAATCGTTGTTCCAACGGGTGCTTGTGAATTAGAATCAGCTGTTGGTAGATCTGCAATAGATGCAAATCGTTTACCTGCTTCTACTACAAAAGATAATAATGAGTATAGTGTTTGAGAAGGTTCTTTAAATGGAAGCG